TATATCTTTTAATTTAAATTTTTTATTAAAGAATGTCCTGCGATAGTGATTCTTTTTTCGATAGGTTCAACATTATGTATTACATTTCCATTTTGACATAAGACATCACCTGGAGACATATGAATGTCATCATATCCTTTAAAGTACCAATTAGTTTTACCAATTAAATTCATACATATAAGATATGTGTCAAAATCTTGATGCCAATCTGTTCCATAATCAATATCTTCTAAACTTGCCCAAAGTGTAATTTTAAATTCAGAAAATATTTTACTAAAAAAATAAGTGGAAAGTTCTTTTAAAATAGGAATTTCATTAATATTTTCAGGTGAAAATCTGAATTTTGTAAAACCTTTTCTTTTTGCCTTTATATCTTTTTCTCTAATCAACATATGAGGTTCAAAATCTGCCCACCATTTTTCTTCCCAATACTCAAAGTTTTTGAAGGGTTTTAGTTTTACAGGTTTTAATTCTTTATATGCTTGTGATATTATTTTTACATTCTCATCACAAGTTTTAATAAATTCTTCCTGATTCCACATTAATTCAATTTATTACCAATATTATACTTAGGACACAATTCCCAATCATCTTTATCTTTAAATGAGATGATTTTAATTTGTCTTAATGGTGCTAGAGGATCTAACTTAGTATTACCATCAATCGTAATTAGACCCCAATCACTCATCAATTGAGCAATAGTGTTTCTTCTTGCGATATCAGATTCTTCTAAGTCTGACTTCTTACCATCAAGTAAAAATAGTTCTTTGAAATGTACGATAAAATATCTGCCTTGTTTATGTAGTATATGGCATGATTGGTATAACTTCTTGTCTTTACGAGAAGCAACACCTATTCTTGTAAGTGTTTCACGAACTTTTAGGAAATCGTCTGGTTCATTCAATACTACTTCGAGCATTGAACTAGGTGTCCATTCTGTAAGATTACTTTCTTCCACCTTTATATACCTTTTGTTTTAATTCTTCAATTTGTTTTTTGGAAAATAAGCGAAGGACTTGTCTTGCTTTGTCGTTGCTATATCCATAATACTCTTTAATTACTTCCACATCATTTTCTGTTTCAGGTTTAAACCACTTACTAAATCGTTTCCGTGGCCTAATAATATTTATAAAAAATGAAAATTGTAACCTATTATCAATGTGATGATTGACATTCATTTCATTTGCCATAAGAACTGTATCTTGAAAGTAAGATAGTCCACGATTGACCATGAAACCATTATATTGTTTCTCTGCTAGGTCATCAACCATAATATCTTTTTTAGTATCGTTGATTGCAGTTAGATACTCAAACGGATTCATTAAAACCAACCTAACTTTGTACCGTTATGTGCAATAATAAAGAAACATGCAGTCATGTGAGTTATTACCCATACTGTTCTAATAATGGCGGCAATATCACTTTCTCTATCATTACCTATTTTACTACCAATTGTTTTGGCCCATATTCGCCATACTTTATGCATTTTGTATTCTCTCTCGCAGTTCAGATGAACTAAAACTATGACTTCTTTTGTTAAAATATAATACCATAGAAGCATCAACTAATTGTGAAGTAAGTTCTCTACCAGTAAAATCTTTATCCATATACTCTTCACCTACAAAACGAATATCTATTGTTCTCTCGTGTAGTTTGAGATAGTCTAATAAATCTTTCTCTGTTTCATATGGTACAATCTCATCTACATATTTACATGCAGACAGTTGTACATATCGTTCAACTAAACTTTGTACAGGTTTATTCTTTTCTTTTCTATCAATACTTGGGTCGGTCTGTAGACCTACAATCAGATAGTCGCAGTTGGACTTACACTCTTTCAACATTGCTACATGACCTGCATGAAACAAGTCGAATGTAGAACAAGTGAAACCAATTCTCGGTTTAGGTTTAGGTACATTATTTAAATTTGACATTGGCCATAATCTCCGTTAGACATGCAACAGTATTTAGTTCGTGGTCTGCAACAAAGGCGTTCTTGTATTGATAGTCTGCAAGTATAAGAACAAGTTGAGGTATAGATGAACCATCTACAACTTCTTCCATCTTGTCATAAACATTTCGTATAATAACAGAAAAGTCTACATCAATATTGTTTGCAACCCATTGTCGCATTTTCTTAAAGTCTTTCTCTTTCAAGAAACCGAATAAGTTATTATAGTTTGTATCTGATACATTGTCAAGAACACCAGAGTCGATTGTACCACTAATAGAATATCTTTGTAGTTCATTGAGTACTCTACGCCAATCAGGACAATATTTCATTATCAGTTCGGCAATAACTTTCTTATCAAATGTTACTCCCTCGTCAGTAAGAATAGTTGAAACTCTATCCATAAACTGACCTGCAAGATTGACCATCTGTTTTTTAGTTGTATTGAACTCATACAGACTACAACGAGAGTGTAGTGGTTCTATGATTCTGTTCTTGAAATTACAAGTTAGAATGAATCTACAATTGTTTGAGAATTCTTCAATGAATCCTCTCAATGCAGGTTGAGTTGACTGTGCATTAAGATAATCTGCTTCATCTAGTATAACAACTTTGTAACCACCTTGAAGTGATACAGTACTTGCAAACTGTTTGATTTTGTTTCTTAATGTGTCAATGTTACCTTCTTCGGAACCATTGACTAGAATATAATCTAATTGTAGTTCATTACAGATGGCCTTGGCCACGGTAGTTTTACCGAGACCAGCACCACCTGTAAAGAGCATATTAGGTATTTCTTTGTTTTCAACAATTTTAATAAAAGTATTTTTGAGATTATCTGGTAGAATAACATCAGATATTCTCTTGGGTCGATATTTCTCAACCCATAAAAATTCACTTGACATAATATAGTTCTTATCATAAAATTATTAATCTTCAACAGTCATAGCATCTTGTTGTTCTCTTGACTCAATGATTTGAATCATTTGAACACACTGGTCTCTCAAGGCGCCAATCGTTGAAAATTCTTCGCCTTTGAAACCACCACGTTGTGCGACTGCATCAACGACTGCAATAGAACTTCTTGCAACTCTGTTTGAGAGTCCTACTAATTGTTCTATCTGTGTATCTGGTTTATCTTTTGCCATCATTATCCTCCATAGTTAGATGCTTTTTCGAGTGCAATCCAATACTGCACATCTTTTTCTTTGTGTTTGAAATGTGATATTAGTTTAGATGATATGCTTACTTCATAATCACCTGCGAAAAGTTTTAAGTTTTCTATGTTAAGAATAAACATAAAGTTTTCTGAATCACAAGTTCCTGCAACATCAACATTATAAACATTACCAGTAGCATTGTCAACATCAGATATTGCTAAGTTTATTGAACCGCTTTTTGATGTGATAATTAAAGTTCTGATTCCTAATACAGATGATGCACTTCTTAGTTTAGATAGTGTTTTTTCGTCTAGTGTAAACTTTACTTCTGCGTCTGGCATAGTAATATCTTTTTCTGATGTTGTGATTGTATCAGGAGATGAAAAGAAATACTTAACACCTGATAGACCACTTGCATCTTTGATTGTTACAAAGTTTTCACTAAACTCTAGGTTTGGTTTATCTACGAGAGAAAGAACACTAATAAACTGGTTCAAATCATAGATAGCGAATTGACTAGGGAATTCAACATCAACGTGTGCCTTTGTCAAAACATTTCTTGCTTCAGATATTGTTCTAATTTCATTACCAGGTTTAATCAGTATGTTCTGATTAATGGTAGAAAAATTTCTCAATACCTCAAGACAATTTTCAGTTAGTTCCATAATATACTCCTTAAATTAATACTCTTATTATAACAGTTATTGTTCACTTTGTAAATATGTTTTTATTTTACTAAAGTTTTTTTCTTTATGAAATTCAATCTTGTCGTCAAATTTGCCATCAAGAATATCCCCTTTGTGTGATATCACAAATATATTACTATCATCTGGTAGTGTATGAAGTATCTTAAATAGATTCTCTACACCATCATAGTCAAGACTTGAATCAAATGTTTCATCAAGTATCAATAGATTTGTTGATACAGAGTTTTTCATTTTGGCAATTTGACGCCAAGTAAACAATAAAGAAAGGTCGATTCTTTGTTTCTCACCTTCAGAAAATGAGTCGTAACTAAAATCATCTCTGTGTCTAGAACGAATAGTTTCTTTAAACGATTCGTCTAGGTCAAAGTGTACAAAGAAGTCTAATACTTGAAGATACTGGTTAGTCAATTTATTAATGACTGGAAGATATTGTTTGATAATTTTCGTCTTTATACCAGTATCTTTAAGTAACTCTGCGATAACTTGATTGTAAGAATAACTATCAAAGATATTGAGTTTATCTTCAGTCGTCTTATCTTTATCCTTATTCAAGGTATCTAAATCTGTTCTTGCCTGTTGTAAGTCTGCAATTGCAGTACTTGACAGGTCTTT